GGCTCTGTCTGTATCTTTTGATTCGCACATTGGTCATGATTATATCGAAGACTCTGATGAACGATTTGCATATTATAGGAGAAAAGAAGAACATATTCCTTTTGATATTTCTCTTCTCAATGAGATTACTGAAGGCGGATTGATTAACAAGACTCTAAATGTTTTAATGGCATCACCGGGTGCTGGTAAAACATTGGCAATGTGTCACATGGCTGCAAGCGCAATGTCTAATGGACATAACGTTTTGTATATTACACTTGAGATGGCAGAGGAAAAAATCTCTGAAAGGATTGATGCTAATCTTATGAATGTCTCAATGGCAGATTTGAAAAGTCTTGCCAAGCAGATGTATGATAAAAAGATTAGCGACCTTCGACAAAAAACTACTGGTAAGCTCATCGTAAAAGAGTATCCAACGGTTCAAGCTGGAGCAGGACATTTTCGGCATCTCATCAAGGAGCTTACCATGAAGAAAAAGTTTGTTCCTGATCTTGTTTTCATTGATTATATTAATCTTTGTCAGTCGATGGTTTACAGAGGAGCAAACGTAAACAGTTATGAGAAAATTAAAAGTATCGCGGAAGAACTTCGTGGATTGGCTGTTGAACTCGCTGTTCCCATTGTTACTGCGACTCAGATTAATCGTTCTGGATCATCTAGTAGTGATGTTTCAATGGAAGACGTGGCAGAGAGTTTTGGACTTCCTGCGACAGCGGATCTTTTTCTAGCATTGATTCGCACAGATGAACTAGATGAGATGAATCAGATTATGATCAAGCAACTAAAGAATCGCTATTCTGATATGACTGCTAAACGCAGGTTTGTGATTGGAGTTGATCGTAATAAAATGCGATTGTTTGATTGTGAAGATGATGCTCAAGGTGGGCTGATTCAAGATTCTGATTTGTCTAGTTCAAATGACACCAGAGATTTTTCTGGTATTACGTTCGACTAAATATATCTCATGATGTTCTTGTCGAACATTAAATAAGGAGAAGATACATGGAACTTTTAACAGGTAATATGGGTCAGATCGTTGAGATTCTGACTCAGGTAGTTGGTGTTGCCGCTCTCGTTGCGACACTTACTCCTAATGAATCTGATGACAAGATCGTCAGCTTCGTTCTCAAGGTTGTTAATGTTCTAGGTGCTAATGTTGGTAAGGCTTCCAACGATAAAAGCGCCTAATTTGACAACATAAAATACAAGACCCGGAGTCTGGGTTAAACTAGACTCTGGGTCTTTGGATTTATTATGGATCATTTGAAAGTTTTAAATAATCTTGAAAAGATTGCTGACGATTTAGATTTAGACATTAATCGCACTAGAGCTAGACACGCTGCTGCGATCGTATATAAAAATCAAATTGTATCTTATGGTGTAAACCAGAGAAAGTCTCATCCTTTTCACTCGCAATTTTCTGATCATGAATCTGCAATATTTCTACACGCAGAGACAGATGCTATTAAAAATGCGTTGAAGAGGATTAATAAATACGAGTTAGAAAAATCTACTCTATATGTTTGTAGAGTCAAATACACAGATAATACTCCAAATAAAAAACTCACTTGGGGATTGTCTAAACCTTGTCATAGTTGCTTTAAGGCTATTGCCACATTCGGAATAAAATCTGTTATTTATACGGGTGATGAACGTGGAGTTTACTTTGGAGTATAAATATAATTAAACTAAACTTTAGGATTTTAAATGCAATCATTTACACAATATTTGACAGAAGATGCTAGTAAAAATCTTCATCTAGAACATCTTGAAGATCTTGTCTTTCTTTATGGTGTTGATGGTATGAGATCTGCTATCAACTTCCTTCGATCTATCAGAGACATGCTTTCTGGTAATTCATCAAAAAAGGTTGATCTGTTTGTGAAATGGGATGGCGCACCGGCTGTTTTTGCTGGAACTGATCCTGAAGATGGTAAGTTTTTTGTGGGAACGAAAGGCGTTTTTGCTAAGAATGCAAAGCTAGTCAAGTCTGTCTCTGATTTAGATAAGTTTGGATATTCTGGTGGTCTACGAGATAAATTACAGACTGCATTAAAAGAACTTCCGAAGCTGGGAATCAACGGTGTCATTCAAGGTGACATGATGTTCACCAAAGATGATCTTTCATCAGAAAAGATTGATGGTGTTGAGTTTATTACGTTTCAGCCGAATACGATTGTGTATGCTGTCCCAACAAAATCTGATCTAGCTAAACAGATTACATCAGCGAAGATGGGTGTTGTATGGCATACAACATATACAGGTGACACGCTTCCTGATATGAAAGCCTCTATTGGTGTTAATATTTCTGGATTAAAGCAAGTCAAGAGTGTGTGGTTTGATAATGCTAATTATAGAGATTTATCTGGAACTATTCTTTACTCCCCAAAAGAGATAAAGGCTCTAGACAAAAACTTGTCAAAAGCGGGGAAGGCTTTTAGAAAGGTTAATTCAAGATCCCTGAAGGACTTTCTTGATATGCAGGATAAGATTCCTTCTTACGCTGCTGGCTCATCCTTTAAGACCTATAATAATACAAAAGTTCGTGCGGGTGAAGAGATCAAAAACCCTCGCGCTCATGCTGTTGGATACCTAAAGTATTTTGATGAGTGGTGGGATACTCATATTGCCAGTATGAAAACTGAAAAATCTAAAACTGCAAAACAGCTTGTCAAAAAGGAACATCTTAAAGCGTATCGAAAAGCAAAGAAGACTCTTATTGCTATGGTCGAATATCAGACAAGTGTTGTTGCGGCAAAGAATGATATTGTTAATAAGTTAGGATCAGGTGCGAACAAGTATAATACCTTTATCAAAACAAAAACTGGATATAAGATTACTGGTGACGAGGGATTTGTTGCAGTGGATCGAGATGGTAATAATGTTAAACTTGTTGATCGTTTGGAGTTTTCTTTCCAGAATTTCACTGCCATAAAGAACTGGGATTCCTAAATATAAGGTATATTCTTTTTCTGGGAGATAAAAATGTCACAATTTGATCTATACGAAACAATCAACGAAGCAACTGGTGAGAATGTCACTATGAAGCAGGACGGTAAAGGAGGAGACTCCTATAATGTCAATGTTGGTACATACCAGATTGCGAAGGGTTTGTCAAAGGCATTGGCAAGAGAAGTTGTAAAGATTGTTAACAATAACCCAAATAAGTATAAGCACAAGTAAAATGGACGAAGCACCATTCGATAGAGCTAGAAGATTAAAACAGTCTATGTTGATGAAGAGACAGGCTAAAAAAATTGCTCGTGCGAAAGAAAGAGCAGCCAAAAAAATGGCTAGTCCTGAGAAGCTGAAGTCTAGAGCTTTAAAGAACGCTAGGGAAAAACTTTTTATGAAATTGTCTAAAGGTAAAAGCAAAAACGAGTTAGGTCTTCAACAAAGAATGGCTGTTGATAAAAAGTTAGAGAAAAAAGGTGCGGCGATCAAGAAGTTAGCAAAAAAGATGCTGCCTCAAGTTAAAGCAGCAGAGAAAGAACGCTTGAAAAAATTTAAGCAAAAATAAATTATAATTTATTTTAGCAGTTAGGCTAAGGGAAACCTGCTATGTCAAAAAAAGTAGTATTTGCTTGGGGTAGATTCAATCCCCCAACAACAGGACACAAAGTTGTCATGGATCGTGTTGCCGAAGAGGCGAAGAAGCGAAAGGCAGAGTATTTAATCTTTGCTTCAAAGTCCAACGATCCCCAAAGAAATCCTCTTCCATTTAAGGTTAAGGTTAAGTTTCTTAAACAAGCCTTTCCTGAACACGCAAGAAGAATTAATACAACACCATCATTAAAAACTGTCATTAGCGTGATGAAATTCCTAGACAAGAAGTATGATGAGGTGTCTCTTGTTGTTGGTGATGATCGAGTTGGCGAGTTTCAAAAACTTCTGACTCGTTACAATGGGTCAGATTATAATTTTGATCACATTGAAATCATTTCTGCTGGTCAAAGAGATCCTGATGCTGAAGGCATCGTTGGAATGTCCGCATCAAAACTGAGAGCGGCTGCTGCAAGTGGTGATTATAAATCATTCAAAGCAGGATCACCATTAAAAAACCCAAAAGAACTTTATAACGCAATCCGTCGTGGTATGAAGATTAACGAAGATTTTAGTAGATCAATTTGTGAGGTTGTGGATGTTGCTGATCGAAGCGTTTCTGGAAAACGTTTCAATGCACTTCTGCGTTTTGGTCTTGTTCCAACAAAAGACATTGCAATTACAAGAAGAGCATTTAAAGATCTTACTGCGGCTGCTCCGAATCCAGAGTTGCGAAAGCACATTCTAGGTGTTGTAGATAAGATTCTAGAGTATGTCATGGCTGATGATATTCTATATCGACGAACTCTTCTTTTACTCTACGACAACTTTCTAATGAATGAGGATCATCATCTTTCACTTGCCAAGAAATCACAAAAAAGTCAGATTCCATATGATGCTTTGTTAGAAGTATTTTTAAGAGGTCTTGCCACTAGCCCAATAACTTCTGACAAGACTCCACATCAGTATGCTTTTAATCGAGTCAATTCTTTTGTATCTGGTGGTCATGCAAGAGTTAATCTTGATAATGATATCTGGCAGGGCTTGGAAGAAAACACTCGATACCTAGAGTGGGGAACAACAGAACTAGCAGATACATATCTAAAGGCAACTCCCGGTCAACCAAAGAGCATGGATGATATCGTTAACAAAAAAATTAATGAGGTTGCTCCCAGAGGAAAGAAAGCAGAGAAGTTTATTATGGGAAATAAAGAAAAATTTAAAGATCGCTATGGGGACAATTGGGAAAGTGTTTTATACGCAACTGCGTGGAAACTTTTTGGAAACAAGGACTAGGTAGGACAATAAAATCCTAAATAGTATTATCTCTTCAATTTAAGGAGTAATTAAAATGTCTAAGGAAAAACCAATTCCAGAGAAGACTTGGAATCGAGATGTTACGCAAAGCCTCTCTGATGCTGTTTCTTCTGTCTGGGGTATCAATAAAGATCAGCCTGTTGATGCTGAACAAGAAGAGGTTCAAGAAGCCACTAAAATGAAAAAGCCTAGTAAGATCAAGAAGGGTACTTCCTTTTTTGACAAGAAGACCCCGGAGAAAAAGCCGAAGCCGGGAATCTTGAAGAATAAATTTTCAGATGAAGCTCTTGATCCTGTAGGTAAGGCTGATAAGGACATCGACAACGATGGCGACACAGATGATTCGGATCGCTATCTAGCCAATCGCAGAAAGAAAATTGCTGCTGCAATGAAGGCTAGAAAAGAGGCGAAGGAACAGTCCGAAGCTGTTATGGCAGGCAGGAAAAAGATTGAACTTTCTGGAAAGAAAGAGAAGATTGATGTTTCTCCAGAGATGGATGAAGCTAAAGGACCGTTTGAAGTTAAGTATGCGAAAACAAAGAAGGGTCCAATCAAGGTAAGCAAGTTTAAGAATCTTGAGGCAGCTAAAGATTTTCTTGAGCAGGTAAAGTCTATTGGGATGAATGGAATCATTTCACAAGGTGGCAAGCCTATCAAAGAAAGTGCTTTAGATCCAATGGAAGATTTTGAAACTTCTTTTAATGTTGATAAAAATGCAGCATCAGCAGCAGAAGATTGGAATGATCAATACGACAAGTTTGTTACAGAGATTGATAGCAATGTTTACATTGATCCTCTTCAGAGGAAGACCTTTTTCTTTCAAGGACTTACTCCAGAAGCAGCCGCCAAAAGATATGCCTCCATGTGTGTAGCAAATGCTACTCTTACTAATGGGGAAATGATTAAGGGTTCTACCAGTGGCGGAAATACGGATGCTGTTGGTGGTGCAGGAACAACAGCAACTTCAGTTAGAGGTATTCCCAACGCAGTAGACAGGTGATTTAATTTTTATTATGAAAGACTTGAATGACAAAAACATAAACTCCTTTATGATTTCTTCGTATGCGAATCCTCAATGTGTAAGTATTGAAGAGTTTGAGGAGGATACGAAGATTCCTAAGTATGTGAAGAGATTAATTAATCGGTATGTTTCTTCGGGCGAGTTAAAGGCTCGATTAATATTGAATCACATCATCTTGTTTTATAATGTTTTTGATAACAGGTCAGCGACAAGAATTTTATTTTATAAACTTGAACATCAACATTATTCAGTTTTGAAAACATTCTTAGTTTATTTAAATCATATGCCTGATGTTGTTGAGATGATTGATGGTAAAAATATAGTGAGTTCGGATATACCAGTTTGCCAAGAGGTTGTTGACATTTTAAGGAGCGAAACCAATGCCTAGAACGTATGAATCGCTAGTTGAGCAAATAAAAGAAGTTGAAACTACAGTTGGTTCTGTTGGTGGCGGAATGGTAGGCGAACCTCCGGGTCCATCAATGAAAAAGAAAAAGAAGAACGACATATTTGCTGGAGATGCAGTTTTTGAAGTTAGCAATGAAGTTTTTTGTGCTTGTAAAGGCGAGAAGCCTCGTTATGAACGATACGCAAAGCATGTTGGCAATGATGAGATCGGAGAGTCAATTCGTCAATATGGCTTGAGAAATCCCGGTAAAGCGATCATCATTAAAGATGCTACATATGGTACAATGATGTATCTTAGAAGGAAGAAGTGATGTTATTTATAGGAACCGCTGCTAAGTTTGCCGCTGATTTTCTGAGTGGAATTATCAATGGTGTTGTTAATAAATGGATGCAAATGAATGAGTCCCGAAAGCGCGGAGAAGCGGAGGCAAAAAATGTCGCACATGAAGAAAATGCAAAGCGAAAAGCAAAATCTGATAAAGTTTTGGAAAAACCTGTCAAGAAAGGTAAGAGTCTTACCGATAGTATGCGTAAGCGCACTAAGTCTAAGTCAGGTTAGTTGCGTTACATCTGGGGCACCAGTTTTGAAGCCCCCAGCATGTCCACTTTGGTCTGATTATGCACTTGATGATCTAGAAATGATACTATCGTTGCAAGAAGCTGGCGAACTTGATATTGAATCGTTAGAGTATCAATTAGGAGAGAACCAAAGACATTGTGAAGCCTTGGATGCATTTTTAGAGGACGAATAGAACGGAGCGTGGTACGATGGAAGACATTTTCAAGCAGGTATTGGTTGGTGTAGTGATTGCTGCAATTGCAGGTGTATGGGCATTCGCATCTACTCGCGCATCTATGGCATCCGTTACTGCTGTAGAAGAAGAAGTTAAACAATTAGAGCTTCAGCTTGAAGATGATATTGATGAAATAGGTAGCAATATTGATGATATTAAAGATACATTCCATCGCGCCATGATTGAGCAGACTGAGTTCCGCGCACAAGTCAGAGAGAAGTTGCAGATTACAAACGATTGATTATTTGCCAGTGAGATTATATTATGAAACATGTAGACGTGAAGTACGTTGGACTGCTGTCGTCCAGACTGGATAAGTTCAAAAAGAAATCAAACAATCTTTATAATTTTCGTTGTCCGATTTGTGGCGATTCAGAAAGGAATCGTTACAAAGCTCGTGGATACTTGTATCCAAGTAAAGATCGAGACAGTTTTGTTTTCAAATGTCACAACTGCGGAGACACAAGATCGTTTGCTAATCTGATTAAACATATTGACGGTATGCTCTATAAGAATTATATGCTTGAGGGTTTTGGAAAGAATTCTCATTACGAAGAGCAAAGAGAAAGACCAAAACGAAAGCGAAGAGTTTGTGATGTATCTTATCTAGAAAATCTTGGCATAGAGCGTATTGATCATATTCCAAAGAATCATGCAGTCCATCAGTTTATAAACAATCGAAGAATACCAGACTCGGTTTTGAATCGGTTGTATTATGTTCATGATGATAAGATTCTAGAAAAGATAGATCCAATATATCGTGACAGGATTCGAGGCAATCAGCCTAGACTGGTTCTCCCATTTATCAACCAAGATAAAGAGCTTGTCGGTATTGCTGCTAGAGCGATTAATAGTTCTACACAAATGCGATATCTTGCGTTTCGACTAAATGATAAGGCACCAATGATTTTTGGTCTTGATCAAATCAAGAGAAACTCAAGGGATTCTGTATATGTTGTTGAGGGTCCAATTGATTCACTATTTTTGAATAATGCGATTGCGGTTGGTGGAGCAGACTTCTCCAAGCTGGAGTCAGAAATCAGAAAAGATAAGTGTATCATTGTATTTGACAACGAACCTAGAAACAAAGAAATTGTCAAGAAAATGAAAGAAATTATTGAACGCGGTTATCGTATTTGTATTTGGTCTGAAACCATTAAGGAAAAGGACATTAACGATATGATTCTCGCTGGTGTCCCCGCGAGCAAAATCGAAGAAGTGATAAATAAAAACACCTACTCGGGTTTGCAAGCGATGGCAGCTTTTAATGCATGGAAGAAGGTGAGTATATAATGGAAAGATTGACGCTGAGCGAAGTTAAGTTAGTAGATTGTATGGGAGACGACCTGACAGTTGTCAATGCAGCCCGAGTAAGTTTTAATAAACATGTAGAGCGGTTTACAGACGGAGATGAAAGATTGATTAAGTTTCTTGCGGAAAATAATCATTGGACTCCATTTGGACACTGCTCTTTGCAATTCAGAATAAAGGCACCCATTTTCGTTGCAAGACAGTTGGTCAAGCATCAGGTGGGATTAACTTGGAACGAGGTATCGAGAAGATATATTCAAACTGAACCTGAGCTTTTTAGACCAGAATCTTGGAGAGCAAATCCAGAAAACAAAAAGCAGGGTTCCTCTGAAACTGAAGAAGTATTATGGTTATTGATCAACGAACTTTCTGTTGATGAGGCAGTTGAAAAAGTAGGTAAGAAATGTGTGAGCCTATATAATCAACTAATCGACGCGGGTGTTTGTGCGGAACAAGCCCGTATGGTTCTTCCTCAGAGTCTTATGACCGAGTGGTATTGGACAGGCTCGCTATATGCGTTCGCAAGAGTCTGTAATTTACGATGTGCAAAAGACACTCAAAGAGAGACAAGAGAAATTGCTGATTTGATCAGTTTCAGTTTCAGAGAAAAATTCCCCGTATCTTGGAAGTATCTGGTAGGAGAAAATTAAAAATGGCAACACCTAAGATGACCGTTCTGCAACAGTACATTCACTCTTCTCGATATGCTCGATGGCTTCCTGAAAAGAGTCGTCGAGAAACATGGGATGAAACTGTTGACCGATTTATAAATTTCTTTGACGAACATCTCAAAAATACTACGAAGGGTTCGATTGAAGATGTGAAAGATGATATCCGTCAAGCAATTTTTGACATGGAAGTTATGCCTTCTATGCGATCTATGATGACAGCGGGTACTGCATTGGAACGTGAAAATATTGCTGGATATAATTGTTCGTTTGTTGCCGTGGACTCTCCTCGTGCTTTTGATGAAGCTCTTTATATTTTAATGAATGGGACGGGCGTTGGATTCTCTGTTGAAACCCAACATGTTGACAAGCTACCTTTGGTAGCTGAAGAGTTCCATCAGACCGACACGACTATTATCGTCGCCGATAGCAAGCTGGGTTGGGCAAAGGCTCTAAAAGAACTTGTTGCTATGCTTTATACTGGACAAATTCCAAACATCGACACGTCAAATGTTCGTCCTGCTGGCGCACCATTGAAAGTTTTTGGTGGTCGAGCATCTGGACCCGAGCCTTTGGTTGAAACATTTACAGCATTCATCAATACATTTCAACAGGCTTCTGGTAGGAAGTTGACCTCTCTGGAATGTCATGATCTGATGTGTCATGTGGCATCTTGTGTTGTGGTTGGTGGTGTTCGTCGCGCTGCTTTGATTTCTCTTTCGGATTTGACTGATGAGCGAATGCGTCATGCAAAGACAGGACAGTGGTATACGACAGAACAACATCGTTCGTTTTCAAATAACTCTGCGGTATATAAAGAAAAGCCCGACATTGGTGTGTTTATGGCAGAGTGGCTTTCACTTTACAACTCTAAGAGTGGTGAACGTGGTATTGTCAATCGTCAAGCTCTTAAAGAAAAAGCAGCAGAAAACGGAAGGCGAGATATTGATTATGAGTTTGGTGTAAACCCATGTTCAGAAATTATTCTTCGCCCAAATGGATTCTGTAATCTTTCTGAGGTTGTTATTCGCGAAAGTGACAACCTTGCTGATCTTGAACGAAAGGTTGAGTTGGCAACCATCATTGGAACAATGCAGTCTACTTTGACCAAGTTTAAGTATCTTCGTGCGGATTGGAAAAATAATGCAGAGGAGGAAAGACTTCTTGGTGTTAGCTTGACTGGTATCATGGACAATAAACTGACAAATGGAACACGGTCTGATCTTGCAGATATTCTTTCTATTTTGAAAGATATTGCAATTGAAACAAACAAGGCATGGGCAAAGGCTTTTGGAATTCCACAATCCACTGCGATTACAACAGTCAAGCCCTCTGGTACTGTTTCAGTTTTGGTTGATTCTGCGAGTGGTATTCATTCAAGGTTTTCTCCATACTATATTCGCACCGTTCGTGCGGACAAGAAAGATCCAGCCAGTCGCTTTATGATTGATCGTGGTGTTCCGGTAGAGGATGATATTATTGCTCCCGATCATAACCATGTCTTCTCATTTCCGGTTGCTGCACCAAAGAATGCTGTTGTGACTACTGATCTTTCTGCAATCCAGCAACTTGAACGATGGCTGACCTATAAGCAGAATTGGTGTGAACATAATCCGTCGTGTACTGTGACAGTCAAAGAACATGAATGGGTTGAGGTTGGTGCATGGGTATACGAACACTTTGATGATCTGACAGGAGTTTCTTTCCTACCTTACACGGATCATATATATAAGCAAGCTCCTTTCATGGAGATTGACAAGGGGAAATATGTTGAATTAAATAAAAACATGCCACAGAGTTTGGATTGGACCGAGCTTGGAAAGTATGAGGAATCAGATCAAACAATTGGTTCACAGACGATGGCATGTACAAGCGGAGAATGTGAAATTATCTAATGCCTATTCCAGTTGACGAAGAATACGATGATGAAGTGGTCGAGATTGACCTAAAATGTACAGAGTGTAACGCTGAGTATAGTGTTTTTACAAATACTCATGGGTATGTGGAAGAAGCTCGATACTGTCCATTTTGTGGCACCTACAATGTCGATTACGACAGGGTAGAGGAAGACTTGGGATAATGCCTGTTTTAGCAGGTATAGATTATTCGTTAACTTCCCCGGCTATTTGTGTCTATGATACAGAAAAAGGTGATTTTTCTTATCAAAACACAGAAATGTATTTTCGTTCAAATTTAGCTAGATTTGATTCATTCAGTGAGGGAAATCTTCACGGAAGCAATCACGGACCTTGGCAGTCTGAAATGGATAGATATGATGATATTTCATCATGGGCTTTGAGGGTCTTGACTAAACATCAAGTAACTCAGGTATATCTTGAGGGATATTCGTTTGGGTCCACAGGGCGTGTTTTTAATATAGCTGAGAATACTAGTATATTAAAGTATAAATTGTGGAACTCTTTAATTCATTGTGATGTAGTTGCACCAACGACGATCAAGAAGTTCGCAACAGGCTCAGGCA